TGGCGGACTTGGGACTCAAACTGCTGTTGCTGCCCTTGGTTGGGGTGCTGGCGGATGGGGAGAATCAACTTGGGGAACTCCTCGTTCAGGAACATCATCTTCAGTTGTTCTGGAAAACTCGCAGTGGTCTTTGACTTTGTGGGGTGAGGATCTTATAGCTCTGGTCAGGAATGGTGCTCTTTATTATTGGGACACCTCAACAGGCACAGGCTCTCGGGCTGTTCTGGTTTCAAGCTTGGGTGGGGCTAGCAATGTTCCTGATGAAAGCAGGGTGGCGATCGTTTCATTCCCCGACAGGCATCTTGTTTGCGGGGGGACAACTCCTCTGGGTGGCTCGGACATTGACCCGATGCTTGTGCGTTGGTCTGATCAAGAGGACTTTAAAAATTGGACTCCATCTGCAACAAACACCGCAGGTGATCAAAGGCTTGAGGTTGGCACAAAGATTGTTGGCATGATTTCAACTCGCGATGAAACATTCATCTCCACAGATGAGGCTGTTTACGGGATGAACTTCGTTGGACCACCATTCACTTTTGCATTCAGGCTCGTAGGAACAAACTGTGGTGCCATCGGCAAAAATACACTCATGAATGTTGATGGTAATGTTTACTGGATGGGCAAGAATAATTTCTTCATGTATAATGGCTCTGTTAATGAGATGGCATGCCCACTGAGACACTTTGTTTTTGACAGGATGCAAAAAGACTTCGCTGATAAAAATTTTGCAGCTCACAACAAAGAGTTTAATGAGGTCAGCTGGTTTTATGTTTCAAACGCTAACACAAACACAGACGGCAACCCAGAGCCTGACTCTTTTGTTACATACAACTACGAAATTAATGCTTGGTCCATAGGCACTCTTGATAGGACTTGTTGGTTTGACTCTTTCGGTTTCAGAAAAAGACCTTTCGCTTTCAGCCCAGATGGCGAACTTTATAACCATGAAGAGGGGACAGACGCTGACGGAGCAGCATTGTCAGCATACATTGAAACCTCACCTTTGGAAGTTTCTGGTGCTGGGGACAGCTTAATGTTGGTCGATAAAATCGTGCCTGACTTAACAATGTCGGGAACTTTGAATGTTACAGTTGAATCAAAAAAATACCCAAATGCATCAGCTGTCACAAAAGGACCATTTACTATTTCTCCAAATTCAACTAAAGTAAGCATGCGAGCACGTGGTCGCCAGATGAGCTTCAAGCTAGAAAGTAATGCGGTTGGTGACGATTGGTCTCTTGGGGACTTCCGTGTAAACGCAAGGCAGGATGGATTAAGATGAGCAGGATTAATATAAGATTACCACAACCCCCAAAAGATTACGAACAGTCATGGGCTCAAAGAACCATCTCAACTCTTGAACTTCAGATTAGTGAAATTAACTCTCCTGCTTCAATAGATCCTTATCAAACGAGTAATGTGACCAAAGACAGAGTCTTGGACGCTGACTCAACAACTTTAGCTGAGGTGGCTGATGTCCTTGGGACATTGATTGAAGACCTCAAAGGGAAAGGAGTTATAAGCTGATGGCAGTTACAGATGGAGAAGGCGCACTGACAGGCTTGTCACTTGACGAAGAGGACGAGTCAAAAAAGCCTATCGTTTATGGAGTTTATCAGACTAAATCTCAAACTCCAGACATGGACTTGAGCAACCTTCAAAATGTTTACGGAACAGCAGCGATGCCTGTTTTCGAGTGGGTTCGCACAATTCAAACAGGTCAAAGAACTTACGACCCTAATGACACTTCGGATCGTGAGAAACTAGAAGAATATAAAAAGATGGTTGAGGAGCAGGGTAAGCCCCCAGGACTCCCTGATTGGTCAGAGATTGGCAAACAAGTCGCAGTTGGAACCGTATCTCAGCTAGGTCAGGCAGCAGCCAGCCAAGCAGGTTCAGCGTTGTTTGATCCTTATCTAGCTAGTGAAACCACTGGTTCAAAACTTTTGACAGGAGTCACCGAAACATTTGGCTCAACGCCAGCTCAACAAGTCGCATCAACAACGAATCTTGCCTTTGACAACATTGACAAGCTCGCAAACGATCAGACAATCTTCCCAGAGCTCGCCAACAGAGAAGTCGCAGAAGCAACAGGAAACTTAGATCTTTACAATGCCGTCTCTGATGGGGGCAAAGAAGTCGGGAAGGGGATCAAGTCTTACGATGCTAATGTTGTTAATGATGCAAAAAAGACGACAGGTGGCAACTTAACAGCTGAAGCAATCACAACCAGCTCCCAAACCCCTACATATCTTTCTCAAGTTGGTGACAGACTTTACGGGACTGAAGCAGCAAAAGCCAACTGGTCAGGTGCTGCGGGTGCTGGCATTGTCAACTTTGGCGTTCAGCTCGCTATGGGCGAGGATCCCGAAAAAGCAGCCAAGTCAGCTGGTGCATCAGCGATCGGAACAGCGATAGGTAATGCTTTGCTTCCTGGGATTGGTGGCGTCGTTGGTGGGGTGCTTGGAGGAATTGTCGGGGGCAGAGTAATTTGTAACGAGCTTTGCCGTCAAGGTGTGATGACTCGTAAGCAAGTCGTTCTTGACTATAAATTTACACGCGACTATCTGACACCACAACATGTTAATGGTTATCATGTTTGGGCTGTTTGGATGGTCAAGCAGATGCGCAAAGGCAAGTTTGTTAAATTTTGGAAACATGTTGCTGGGCATCGTGCAAACGAGATTGCTTACATTTATGGTGAGCGAGACAAGCCCGACTACTTGGGCAAAGTTTACAGAAAGATTTTGGAGCCGACTTGTTGGGCTGTTGGATATTTTTGTAAAAAAACAGACTGGTCAACTTTATACAAAGCAAAGGAGGTTTAAATGCCAGGACATTCAGACATGAAAGGTGCTACGATGAATCCTTTGGCAGCTATGCCTGCTGAAGCTCGAAGCAACCTTATGAAATCATCAGACGGGATCCGAGCTGTTTTGATGTCGAGGCTCGCAAACATGGGTCCAGAAGAGCTACGCATGCTCGATTCAGCTATCACGCCTGAAGTTGCACGTGTGCTCATGAAGCTGTTGCCTGAGTTGCAGGAGCTCGTAAATGCAGTCGCTGATCAGCGTCAAGGCATGGCACGTCAGCAACCAGCACCAAAGGGCAACGCAATGCCAAAAGGCATGGGTGCGCTCGGTAACATGATGAGATGACGATAAGGAGAGCCTCGCCATTAGATATTTCAGCTGTTTTAAATATGCTTGCGGAGATGCACGAGAACACAACTCTACCAACTCCCCCGATCAACAGCGAAAAGCTAGTGGCAAAGGTAAATGAGGTCATACACAGAGGAGTTGTTTTTGTGGCTTTGGATAAGGAAAATAAAATAGTAGGATCTGTCGGAGGGATGGTAGGAACAGACTGGTGGTCTGATCAGCCATTCTTAGCAGACTGCTGGTTTTATGTAACTCCAGACCACAGAAAAGGATCTTCAGTTTCTCTTGAACTGATTAAAAACTTTATTAAATCTGCAAATGACGCTAAACTACCTGTGAGGCTTGGCCACATCTTTTCGGGAGACTTAGAGCGGAAAGACAAATTTTTTGAAAGGCTTGGTATGACCAAAGCAGGTTCAGTATTCGTGGAGGCATAGATGGGTGGTTACTGCACAACAGGGGTAGAAAACTTACCCACATATGACGAAACGCTAACAGGCACAGACATCCCTGCTTGGGTTTCTCAAGGTGGGCGAACTCTTTTTGAGCAAGCTGCGGAACTTGCGTCTAGTGAATTTCCTGCCTATCAAGGTCAAAGAATCGCTACATATGGTGGCAGCAAATTAACTCCCGAAGAGCGAGCAGGCTTTGATCTCCTCATGAGAGGAGAAGACATCTATGATCCTTATGTAAAAGCTGCATACCAACAAACACAAACCCTCGGCAAAGGTTATGATGAGGCTTCTCGGAGGGATCTCTTAGGAGGAAACTACCGAGGTGCGACTCGGAGTGAGCTTATCGGCGAACCCGAAATGCAGTATCAAGGTGCCACTCGGGATGAGCTTATTGGTGGACCATTTACAATTGAACAAGCTCAACCATTCCTAGACATTTATCAAGAAGCAGCAGACCCAGCAGTCGCTGAGGCTGAAAGGCAACTTCAGCAAAACCTTATTGCACAAAGGGCAAGAGCAGGATCAGCCTTTGGAGGTTCTCGTGCATTCCTAGGTGAAATGGAGGCTTCTGATAGGACAGCAAGAGCAGCAAGCGACATCCGTCGTCAAGCAGCAGCAGAGGGTCTCGGATTCGCAGCAGGCAGGACAGACGCAGATCGTGCCGCAAGGTTCCAAGCTGAGAATGTTATGCGTCAACAATTTGAGCAAGATCGTGCTCAAAGAGAGCGTGATCGTGCGGCGAGGTTCGGTGCAGAAGATGTTATGCGGGATAGGTTCACATCAGACCGCGAAGCAAGGTTCGGTGCAGAAGCTGCAAGAAGAGCTGCATATGAAACTGAGGAAGCCTCTCGTTTAAGGAAAGCAGAGCAGCTGACAGGATTCGCTCCCCTTGTCCAAGGGCTTTCCGAGCAAGCAGCATCAGGTATGCTGTCCGCTGGAGAAGCACGTCGTAAACTTGATCAGATGGCTCTTGACTTGGCATTCTCAGATTATATTGAGCAGAGAGAATATCCTTTCCAGATGCTTAACTTTGCGATGGGTGCACTCAAAGGTGTTCCGTACGAAACAACTCAATATTCGCTTTCGCAAGGTCAACAGTATGTTCAGACACCATCAATCTATGGCCAGACACTTGGAGGCTTGGGATCATTGGCATCTGCCTACTACATGAGTCGAGGAGCTTAAATGAATGGCTGGTCATGACAAAAAAGTCCTCGGGGCATCAAACACAAACATTCAGAATCTTCCTCAAGGTGCATTGAGAGCTCTTGGTGGCCAAGAGAACTTTGAAAACGCTATGGCTCTGGCTCAGGCTTTGAATCCTCCTCCGACCCCGATGACACCCGCACAACTTGCCTTTCAGTTCTTTACACAGATGGCAGCAGAGTCTTCCAAGCCAGGAGCAACAGCTCTCGGTGCAGCTAGTCAAGCAGCACTGACACCTGCAGCCTACTTGATGAAAGATCGCGAGGCTCAACAGAAATATCAAGCAGCTCTGCCAACGCAAGCTCTGAACATCGCACAACTTACAAAAGCACCCAAAGGCACAGGCATGGGTGAAACTTTCAAGCGCACAGAGCCAGTGAAAAATGATGATGGCTCTGTCAAGATTGATCAAACAACAGGTGCAACAATATATAATTATAGGGTTGAGGACAATGCAGGCAACCTGATCCGCACTGTTCAGATGGCTGACGATTCAACCAAGCAGACGCCTGTTACTCTTTACAACGAGGCTGGCGACTCTGTCAGGGTTGTTCCAGGAACACAAGCCTACAGAACTGCGACTTCTGATGCTGCGCAGGGTGGTGGCTTCTTCTTGACTAGCAAGCCTACAAAGTTCTCCCCTCGTACAGTTTACAAAGATGGCCAAGAGAAAAAAGTTTACAATCAAACTGATTACGACACTGCCACAGGTGAGGGCGAGGCTGGCGGTTGGTCAGACATTAAGCCTCCGTCCTCAACCAGCACAATCAAGACTGTTGGCGCAGGAACTTTGGCTACATACATGTCTGCGGAAGATGCGACAGCATTTGTTAAAGCTCAAGGCATGCCCGAAACTTCCCCGAACTTTCAAGCAATGGTTGACAGCCTAACTGCCAAAAGAGACTCTCAGATCGGCAAGCCCATCGTCACTGCTGGCGTATACATGGAAGTGTATCCACTCTACAAAGATGGCGAAGTCATTAATCTTCAGCTGTCGCCTTCCAAGACTGCGGCAACTCCATACTTCACGACATATGTTGAGAAGCGTCTCCCGATCATTGCGAAGTCAGCCGATACATACAACACAACTGCTCGTGAGGTGATTCCGAGGGTTGATGAAGCGATGAACCTATTGTTGTCTGGTCAAGTTGAAACAGGTCGCCTTAATCAAGCTTTGTTGCCATTTAAGCAGACATTCAATCAAGCCTTTGGTATCAATGATCCTGAAGTCATGGGTCTTGAGACTTTGCAAGCAACATCAAACTTCTTGGCTCCAAAGATGCGTCCTGTTGGATCTGGCTCAACCTCTGATATGGAATTCAAAGCCTACCAGCAAGCAGCACTGTATCTTGGCAACACTCCTGAAGCTAACTACATCTCACTTTACGCTTTCAAAAAGATGGCTGAAAATGGCGTAAGACTTAATCAACTTGAAACAGAGCTTTTGACCTCTGGTGAATTCACAAGCATGAAAGAAATCAACCAAGCTCTTAAAACTGATGACACTGGCATCTTTGAAAAGTTTTCAGGCGACCCAACTGATGAGGAAGCTGTTCTTGAGTTTTACAATGCCTTGCCAGATGGAGCTGTAATAATTAACAATGGCATCTTCAACTCAGACTCGCCGTATATCATCAAAGGATGGGGAGGAGGTTCGTAATGGCTGTAGATTTACCAGCAGGTGCCGCAGGCATCAAACAAGGAAACAATCCGACTCCCGAGGCAGAAGAAGTTGTAAAAGCCAACGAGAAAAGTTTTTGGCAAAGTATTGCTGATCTTCCTGGAGGCATCTATGCAGCTGCCACAGGCGAAGGCATCCCGATTGAGTTCCCCAACATCCCCGAAACAACTGACATGGGTGATGCTGCTCCAGGATTCTTTGAAGCATTCATGATGAACAACAAGCTGATGTTCGCAAGAGACGACTTCGGCAAAGTTGAAATCATGGAAGACACTTTTGGCGACGATGAACGTTGGGGTGGTGCATTTGTTGATAAGTTTGACAACCCTATGATTGTCTGGAATGACAAGCCGTATTATGTCAACAAGCCAGGATTCTCAGGGCAAGACATCGGCACTCTGACAGGCGAGATAATTAAGTTCGCACCTGCGAGCAAGTTTGTCAGCGGTGCAAAAAATTTGGGTCAGACAGTCATGCGTGGCACTGGCGCATACTCTGCAACAGAGGTCGCTGGTCAAGCTGGCGAGGCAATGCTGACTCCTGAGACAACAAAAGCCAAAGATCGTGACATGGGTGATGTTGCTGGTGATGTCGGTGTGGCTACAGGCTTGGGCGTAGCTGTTGATGTTCTGGCACCACCAGTAATCAAAGGCACAAGCAAAGCTCTGAGAGCTGGCACAGGCAAAGTTTCCGAAACTGCAGCAAGAGTGTTCCCAAGGTTTGAGCCTAAAAATATACAAACATCAAAGTACCCACTAACAGTCGGTCAAAGAACTGCTGCACTGCCAGACAGAAAAGCAGGTCCAACTGAAAAGGTAACACCAGAGCTTGAGTCCGAAGATGTCATGCGTCGTGCTCCAGGAACTAATCCTGATGCCGCAAACATCATGCGTGGTTTTGATGAAAGGCAACTTGATGAAATCAGAGCTGATGCTACGGCATTGGGTGATGAGTTTGGTTCGGGTCGCCCAGACATTACAGGTGCCGCAGACGTGCCGACAGCCGTAGCGGAAGAGATTCAATCAGTAGGCGTATCAGCTGCAAGAGATTTGAAGGCAAGAGCAGGCAAAGCCTATGACGTTGTTCAAGGTGCTGAGTTCCAACCTGTAATGGATGGAGCAGGAGTTGTTGCAACATCGCAAGTTGCACTTGACTCAGTGCTCAGCCCTCAAGGTCTTGGCATAACAGCCCGAGAGCTTGGCACAATGCCGATCCTCAAAAGAGAGATTGATTACCTTAAAAGGATTAACAAACTCGCTCAAAATCCTAAGTTCAAAGGCTCTCCGCTGAACATACTTCATGGCTATCAAAAGACTCTTAACAGAGCAGTGCGGACAGCTGAACAAGGCTCACCAGAGCAACTAGCCTTGGGCAAGATAAAAGAAACAATTGACAAAGCAGTTTTTGACGGCATAGAGATGGGATTCATCACTGGTGATGAAACTGTCCTTAACTCTTTGAAAGAGGCAACAGACCTCTACAGGCAGTACATCGGTCTGACAGGCAAAGCCACAGGCAAAGATGCTCAAGAGAAGTCAGCAAACAGAATCTTACAAATGATCACAAATGAAAACTTCACACCCAAGCAAGTTGTGAATGCATTTTTTGGTCACGCAAAATTTAACCCAAACCAATCAATGGGTCTTGTTCT